TTAATCCCCCGTGGACACTGCGTGGACACTCACGCCACCTTTCAGCGGATTAAGGGCCACCGCATCCTGCAGGTAATCCGGTGCAAAATGTGCATATGCCATTGTTTGCTGAATGGTTGCGTGGCCAAGAATCTTCTGAAGCGCAATAATGTTTCCTCCGTTCATCACAAAATGGCTGGCGAACGTATGCCGCAGCACATGTGCAGCCTGGCCTTTTGGTAAATCGGGCTTAACTCTTTTCAGCGCCAAGCAGAATTCCCGGTACTTCACCTCAAACAAGCCGCCTGTTTCTCTGGTTTTGATCGCCTCACAAACTGCCTGCGAAATTGGCACTGTTCTCTTTCGGCCATTTTTGGTTTCAAGAAACGTTACACGGTTATGAACTATCTGTTCACCACGAAGCTTACAAGCTTCACTCCAGCGCGCCCCTGTGCTTAAACACAAAAGCGCAACACGCCAGTAGTCGCCATCCAGTGTATCGAGCAATAGCGCTACTTCCTTCTGGGACAGGAAAGCCATTTCTCGCGGGGATACATAAAGAATGGAGATCCCCCTTACCGGATGTTCTGCATCCCAAAGGCCTATTCTTTTCAGAACAGTAAACATGCCGGATAGTCGGTTCATGTACCTGTTAGCAGATGACGGTTTCAATCCAGCAGCTATCTTTTGAGAACGCCACGCGATAATTTTCAACTTATCAAGATCCACAGCCTGCATATCAGCGCCAAGTTCATTGATTATGTTGCACAGTTGTTTTCGGTCTTCTTCCGCCTTACGCCTGTGTTGACCGTGATACATCCACCACAACTCAAGCAAATCATTTAGCGTTCGGCGATCACGGTAGCCCTGTATATATTCCCGCTTTTCAGCGTTCGCCATGATGTAGCGTTCAGTGGCCACCGCTACCGATTTTTTGTCAAATACCTTACGCACGCGCTTTCCCTTGCGTCCGTTCGGCCTGATGTCCAGCAAATAACGACCATCTTCGAGCTTCTTAATTGACATTGCGAAGCCCTCCAATGAACCGCCCTACAATTTCTCCAGCCTCTTTCCAGCAATAATCAGACCAGACAAAGAGCAGGTCTAACCAGTTTTCTGGACTTAGCGGGGTGATTTTTGGTTTGTTTCGGTTGAAACCTGATCGCCCTCCGAATCGAAGAAGCCATCAAGAGAGAGAGGCGGAGCAATCTGCCCCGTCGCAGCATTAGTTTGATTAAACATCACCCAATCCGAATACTTCCGAAAACGAGGATGATTCAAAATCAGGAGTAACGTTTCTCCAGGTATCATTCTTCCCAATATTTCATAATTTTTGAGATTGTATTGAGATACCCCTGTCACCTCTTCCATCTCTCTACGTGACAATCCCTCTGCCTCTCGAATCAGGCGAAGTTTTTCTCCAAGGCTTGATTTATGGATCATATGTGATCTAAACTCCACACTATTGGGTTACATGTAATACAAAACATTCAAATAGCCAAAATAAGCCTATATAAGTCATTTTGGGCCATTTGGACGAATTAAGGAGATTACCACAATGAGCGAATCAGAGCTTGAGGGGTTCATTCAGGTAGCACCATATCCACTTGAAGCGGTGCCATATCAACTATTTGCCAAGATGATTGGTCGCAAAGAATCAACCGTCAGAACCATGATTGACGCTGCAAAGTTACCAACGATTGACTTTGTGAAACCAGGTTCAGTGAAGACGCGAGCATCAGAAAACTGGGTATATCTGCCAGCATTTAACGCAGGTATGCGCAAAGCGTTTTTTGATCAGCCGAAAGAACGCCGCGATGCATGGTTGTTGTGGCTGGGGCTTTAATCATAAATGACCAGCAATATCACCAGCGCCATTTTGGACCTTGTATTCCTAGAAGTGGGTGTAATAGCGATTTATCTGCTTAGCAAGCTAACAGGACAAAAAGAACGCTTTATTGTTCTCAACGTTCATTACCTCGCCGCTTATGCCAGAGGTCTTTTTCCGATCACCATTGGTGCGGTGCTCATGGCGTTTGTTATTTGGCTCATCGGGTAGAGGCACGAAAAATGAATAAGCAACAGCGAAATGGCAAGCCCCATAACACGGGATTTCGTCGCAATTACTTTGAAAATGGGCGTTATGCCGGGGAAGTAAATAGGTACGGAGTTTTTGACATGAAGCAACAGTGCAATTCTTCACAGCAACGCTTCCGCAACGGGGAGGAACGCCATGCTAACCGTTTCGCTACCAGTACATCGCGTAGCAACTATCGCTACAGCCTGAGCGAAACACACGCCACACCTGATGGCCATCCCGTAAAACAAATTGGTGAACACACCTGGCTGATTGAGAAAGCTGGAATCGTGGTTCACAGATGTCCGCACAACCCATTTACCGGAAACCGCATTTTTGCTCTGAGCAACGGCGACAATCAGTTTGGGCAGGATTTCACATTGTACGAAGCGCTACGCACGGTTGATCGTCTGCTGCGCGGACAGAATTTCATTAAACAGGCTGATTTATAACAGGTGCTTTATGACCAAAGAGCATGCACAAGGTGTATTTATCCGTTTTATTGATTTTCGCGGTGAACTGTTATTACGCGCATCAGCTATTGATGGAGTCGTCCCATCAGAAAAAAATGCAGCTACTTACGTTTATCTGAACGGCACGCGCCTGACCGTAGAACTTCCGTACCAGACTGTACACGAAATCATTAGCGAAGCTGAAAAAGCACGTAATATTAATGGCGATAAACCCTATATCGAAATTATCTGCATGGATTCAGAAGCTGAAATTCAGAAAGCAGATTAAAGGACGTTGCGATGGGCAAAGAATATAAAACTCTCATTAACAAAGCACTTGAGCGTTTTTATTTTCGCTTAAGTGCATCAGGCGCGCATGCTGAACGTGCAGCCCGTGACTCATTGACCAGGGCAATCCGGAGTCTGTATGACGTGGCTTTTTACGCTGATGATCTGGATGCACTTAACGAACTTTCCGAGCTGATCTGTGCCGCAGAATGCGGGGAACATATTGAACCGTATAAGCTGGGGAATATCGCATGAGTATATTTATCTCATGGCTTGTTCTGATTATTTCGGTGGCCTGCGCCATTGGGATTATGCGAATTATTAATTCAGTGAAAAATATTGAACGCTTTTTCACTGGCGAATAACAGCGCAAATAAAACCACAGGTTAAATAAGAAAATGTAAAAACAATCCGCATTCGCGGAGGTATTCACACACGCCAAGGAGGCGTAATGGCAATTAAGCATTTTCCTGTCGTTCGTTTTACCTCCAGAGGACGTGAATACGAAGTCGACGAACGCCTGATTACCACAATCGACAAACACCGTTCGGAAAAGGATGCACACCACATCTACCTCACTGACGGCACTTACTTCTGCGCCACCAACGTGGCGCGGGTGAATCTTATCCGACAAGTACAGGAGCCACGCAGATGACCATTCTGGACTACATCGCTACCCATCCGGGTTGTAGCGGCGGAGAAATCGCCGCAGCACTGAATACCCCAACCACAGCCATCAATGCTGAGTTACGCCGACTCTGGCGCGGCGGCTTAGTCATCAGAACAAACCGCAGCACAGGTGGTCGCGCTCGCAAAGCAGGAGGCCAAGCTTCTTACCACGTAAACCCGATGCCGTTCGGGTGTAGCAATCCACTTACTCACATGTTTAACCAGCTACTGAAGGAAACCAGAGCATGAGCACCATCAATCACCAGAAGCTACGCGAACTGGCATTTGCCCTGCAACGAATGGCAACGCCTCAAAAATTACTGGTATTTCGCGCAATGCTCTCGCCGTCTGCTGTGCTGGCACTGCTGGATGAGCTGGAGCACGCCAGAACCACGGCTCCTGCCATTCGTCTGACGCTCCATCATGAAATCGCTGATTTCTGCGCGACGTTGAAGGCGCCAGGCGAACCGGAAACACCGGAAGTAATACAGCAAGAACTGCTGCAACGCATTGACAAGGTTTTTGATTTTTTTCTGAACCAGTAAGAAACCAGAACATGCACACACAAAAAAACCGCTTGCCATGCCGCAATCAGTCAGGTTACATTTCCGCTGCACCTCACAAAACGGGTGTCGGGTTTCGCAGCCTGCTGACTACACAAGCGCACAACCGCGCCAGCGGTTTTTTTGTGCGTACTGTATTGCCACGTTTTTTTCGCGTCAGAATTATGGCGGGGCGTACGGGGCCGACTTCGGTCGGGCCGGGTTCTTGTGTAGCCGGTACTGCGAACCTCGTACGTCTCGCCACCCACAGTTTCGCAGCTCTGGATGGTGAGTTTTCACAACTTACTACACAAGGGGCCACACCATGGCAAACCGCAAACCACACCGCGCTATCGCGGAGAGTCGTCACATCCAGACTGAAATCAACCGCAGACTTTCCCGCGCATCACGCGTCGCGCAAATCATGCACATCAATATGCTGCATGAGCGCAGCCACGCACTATCAAACATTTATTCCGCCTCTGTTTTCAGCTATCTGGCGGATGATCTGCACGAGCTTCAACAGCTCATCCAGCAGCAAAACAAACTCCATTAATTCCTGTTCCGGGCCTTTCCTGCACCTTGCGGCGGGAGGCCTTCGCACATCTGTAACAAGAGGATTGCCGCAATGATTCTCGCCAACGACTTTCTTGAATACCTGCTCAACACAGAACGTGATCTTGCCGCTCGCGTGCGTGATCGTTATGACATGTACCTGAAATCCCTGCCTGTACCGCAGCTCGCTGACGGAAAGATTGTTATTGATGGTCGCTACATGATTGACAGCCACGAGGGAAATTACAGGCTTTACCGCATTGAAGGTGGCACCCCGTCCGTTATTGGCATTTACCAGCGCCCATCCTCTGCAATCGTCGATGTGATTGCCGACAGCATCCGCATCACACATCGCCATGCCGACACAGAAGACACCGTGCTGGAAATTCAGCGGCTGGCTACAGTCTGCCGCGACACCCTGAATGGCATGACGAAGTAAATCACTATGACGGCAGAGTACATCAGGGACTGGCAACAACCGCGCCACGCAGTGGGGCGTGAAGGAACGGGGATCCCCGCTCCTGAATCCGCGCTTTCCTCCTGGCTGGATGCCTACCGGGCAGAGAACGAGCGCCGCCAGGAAATGGCTGATGCGGCGTTCTCCGCCACGCCGCTGGGCAACCTGATTAATAAAAGCCTGGACGCACAGGAAAAACAGGACAAAACCATCACACTGGCAGGAGACGCCAGAAAACAGGCACGTGGCGCGGTGGATGAAGCCATGGCCTCGCTGCGCCTGCTGCCGTCCTATCTGCGCGATCCGCTTATTCGCCACCTCTCCTTCCTGCGCAAAAAACAGGAAGCCGATCGCCGGAAAGGCAAAAAGAGCTGGCAGGCTGAACGCTACGCGTGCGGAACCCTGCGCAAAATATTCGAACGTCTGGACCGCACCGACCACCGCTGGCTGACACCGGGTTATCGCTCCCTTGCCGGACGCGAACGCCTGGATGATTTGCTTTACCTGCCGCAGCTCAACAAACACCAGATACAGACGCTGGCCACCATGACGGCGGCGATGTTCAGCAGCACCTTCGAAAAACTCTGCGATGGCTTTGGCGCGACTGATGGCGAGCTGACCATGGATGTAACGCTGAAGGCTTATCAGATGCTGGCCCGCATGGCGTTACACCTGCACGCCATGCCTCCACATTATGACGCACTGACAACAGACAAAGACCGGAGGAACGAACCGGACACGGAGCTGCTGCCGGGCGCAATCCTTCGCTTGACCTGTGCGGAATGGTGGAAACGCAAACTATGGCTGTTGCGTTGTGAGTGGCGGGAAGAACAACTCCGCGCCGCCTGTCTGGTTTCCAGAAAAACATCCCCCTATCTGAGCCAGGACGCGTTAAGCGAGTTTCGCGCACAGCGCGAGAAAACACGCGATTTCCTGAAAAGTTTCATGCTGGAAAATGAAGACGGGTTCACGATTGATCTCGAGACGGTGTATTACGCGGGAGTAAGTAACCCGGTTCACCGTAAGGCAGAAATGATGGCCACCATGAAGGGACTGGAACTTCTGGCCGAAGCCCGTGGCGACAGAGCGGTGTTTCTGACCGTCACCTGCCCGTCAAAATACCACGCAACAACGGAGAACGGTCATCCGAACCCCAAATGGAACGGGGCCACCATGCGCGACTCCAGCGATTACCTGGTTAACACGTTTTTTGCGGCGGTCCGCAAAAAACTGAACCGCGACGGCCTGCGCTGGTATGGCATCCGCACGGTGGAGCCTCACCATGACGGCACTGTGCACTGGCATATGATGGTCTTTGCACATCCGGACGAGATTGAAACCATCGTGTCCCACGTCTGCGATATTGCCATTCAGGAGGGCCGCCACGAGCTGGGCGATGACATAACTCCGCGTTTTAAGGCGGAGTATGTCGACGGCTCAAAAGGCACACCAACCAGCTACATCGCCACCTACATCGGAAAGAACCTGGACAGCCGCGCCGTGGATGGCATCGACCCGAAAACGGGCAAGCCACGCGTTGACCACGAAACCGGAAAATCAATGGCCGAGAGCGTGGAGCGCGCCATCGGCTGGGCGCGCCTTCACCGGGTCCGTCAGTTCCAGTTCTTTGGCATCCCCTCCCGTCAGGTGTGGCGTGAACTGCGCCGCCTTGCCAGCCAGATGGCACGCAATCCGGAAGGCCCGCAACGGCTGAAAGATGATGCAATGGATGCGGTACTCGCTGCCGCCGATGCCGGGTGTTTTGCCACCTACATTGAAAAACAGGGTGGCGTGCTTGTTCCACGCAAGGACTACCTGATTCGCACCGCCTACGACCTCGCAGATGAGCTGAACGATTACGGCGAACAGAGCGTACAGATTTACGGGATCTGGTCACCACTCATCGGGGAATCCTCCCGTGTGTGCACGCATCCGGATAACTGGAAGCTGGTAAGACGTAAACCAGAACCGGAAGACAACGCCCACGAAAATGGTTTTGACCTTCAGGGCGGCCCTGCCGCCCCTTGGACTCGTGGCAATAACTGTCCCCGTGTACAGGAAACGGACGACAACGGGACAGAACAGCCGGAAGAACGGCCAGCACCGTGGCCGCAGCTCCCTGACGGCGTTGAAGTGAACGAATGGATGCGCTCACTGAAACGGCACGAACGCCGGGCGCTGATGCGTTCGCTTCGTGACAAACAGGCAAAAAACAGCAGTGATGAAATGCAGAGCTGGACACAGAGCCGCAAACAGCAGCGGCCTTTGCCTGATAACCACGAATTACTCGCTAAAGAATGGCGGGAGTCTGCTGAATCTCTCGGCCTGCATATCGGTGAACAGCAGATGCAGCACCTGTTACGGGGCGGCAGCCTGTACGTTGACGGCAGCATCATTGCACCGCAGGGATTTGAAATTGTACGCAAACCGGATACCCGACCGGACAGCCGGATCACGCAGCTCTGGCAGCGCCTGAGCCGTAACCACGGCGTAAGCAGTACGGAGATCCGCCATAACCCGGTCGCCAGCTATCTGGAACAGCTGGGGGCATCAGACCCCGAAGCCGCCGCACGCCTGGCATCCACACTTCAGCAGGACCAGAACACCATGAAAACACCCGTTACCGTGCTTTCTGACATGCTGCGCGCCATCCGCGACGCAGAGCACGCACAGAGAATCAGTGAAACCACTGAACGCGCCCGCCGCAAAGCAGACCTGCTGCGGGGTAGCCTGACCAGTGGAAACAAAAAACAGACAGAAAAGGGATTCACAAATCCCGTAAATGAGCAAAAAACGCGCCGCGATATATGAAGCGCGCATAAAACAGGCAAAAACGGGATTTCAGAATCCCGTAAACGATTAATTAATCAACATAAGGAAAAGCGACATGAAAATTTGTATCGATGACGGCTCCACCAACATCAAGCTGGCATGGACTGAGAAGGGCGAACGCCGCAACGCCATCAGCCCAAACAGCTTCAAGTCGGAATGGTCTGCGCCGTTCGGTGGCACGCAGCCCGCGAACTACATGCTTGATGGCGTGCGCTATGGTTTTGATCCGGTCAGCGATCGCTTTGTCCAGACGACCGACACGCAATACCAGTACAGCGATGTGAATGTCATTGCCATTCATCACGCGCTGGTCAAATCAGGCATCACACCACAGGAAGTGGATGTGGTTGTCACCCTGCCACTGAGCGAATATTTCGACACAAACGCACAGCCGGACATGGCCAACATCAATCGCAAAAAAGCAAACGTCATGCGCCCGGTGGCGTACCAGAACGGAAAAGCATTCACTATCCGTAACGTACGGGTTATGCCTGAATCCATTCCGGCTGGTTTTAAAGCACTGGCTGACATGAGTCCGTTTGAATCCCTGCTGATTGTGGATTTAGGCGGAACCACGCTGGATGTGGCAAAGGTTCAGGGACAACTGGCAGGTATCAGCCAGGTGTTTTGCGATCCACACGTAGGCGTTTCCCTGATGGCCGATGCCGTACTGTCGGTGATGGCCACTAACGGTATGCGTACCAGTCACCACATCGCCAATACCATTATCGAACATCGCCATGATGAAGCCTGGCTGCGCCAGCACATCCACAATGACGCGCATTACGCCAGCCTGATGGCGGTTATTCGTGAAAAGGAAGAAACACTGAAACAACGCGTGTTCCGCGCGCTGGCGGGTTTTTCGGGTTACGGGCGGGTGATGGTTGTCGGTGGCGGGGCGGAGATTGTGGCACCCGCTATCCGCGAAGCCTGCGGAGTTAATGCGACTTTCATCGCGGACGGGGTGCCACAGTTTGCTCTGGTTAATGGGCTGTACGCAATGGACAAGGAGTAAACCAATGACGACACCAACCAGACGGATAAGTTTCTATCTGAAGCCCGCCGCCGTCAAGAACGAAGGCGAAGCATGCGCCTGGCTGGACAGCCTTACACCAGAAGCCCGCAAAAGTGGTCAACGCGTGGCTTTTCTGGCCGGGCTGGCACTACTGAAAATGAATCCGGCAGAGGCTTACCGACTGGCTGCATGGGCTGATGATGAGGCGTTATCAGTGACACAAACCAGGACAGAACGCCCCGCGTCACAGCCAGTACCAACCGCACAGATAACCAGTCAGATGGCCGGAAATATCCGGGCGTTATTTCCCGAATAACACAACATCAGGGCGCATCCGCCCTGATGACTTTAACCCGGGAGCATAAACAAGGGGGACACAATGCAATACATTGACAGAGAAAAAGCGCAGCGACTGATTGAGCGGATGGAAGCGCTGGCGAAAGAAGAAAATGTCAACATCCAAAAAATAGCTGAATGTGGCCAGATAGTTCTTCGTCGTGAAAAAGACCTCAAACAACTGATGTCTGGCGAAACCAGCAAAACATGGACTTCAGGCGAGAAGACGGTTTATTGCAGTTTCTGCAATAAATCCCAGTACGAAGTCACAAAGGTGATTGCCGGACCGTCTGTTTACATCTGCAATGAGTGTGTGGATTTGTGCAATGAAATTATCAGGAAAGAAGTGACAGACAAAAAGGAAAAAAACGCATGAACAGAAAACAGAAACAAGAGTTGAAATACTTCTTACGTAAAGAAATTGCCAGGCTTGAAGATGCAGAGTCACAATCATCAGAAATTCCGTTCGGAATGGATATCAACGACGCCCGTATGCTTCAGGCATACCGTATAGCTCAGGCTGCACTACAGACAAAACCGTTAAATAACATACATGAAAAGTATGATTATTTTACGGATACCGCTTGCTTGCTGACATCTGAAGAACAAAAGATAGCCCAACTTTTAGGCGACGCATGGAACCTGTATTTAACATTGCCAGTTGAGCATCCAATGGGTAGAGATGAATTTTGCCGGGCAATTCATCATTGCCAAAATATGGTGTTGGCACGCCCGGCCATCAGGGCGCTGGCCAGGAAGGGGCAAGGCTATAAAAGATAAGTAAAACGCCCTCCTCCAGGGCGTTTATTTCAATGCACAATAGTGCACAAATTTGCACAATTTTTTTGAACGACTGTTTACCCTTCCAGCCCGTATAGCGGCTGGATCCGTCAAGGATCCGTGCGTGCACAAAAAAACGCGCTTTTTCTGCGCGCAGGTGACGGGGGAACAGCCCGCGTTTCAGGGGGTAAATAGCATTCCCTGAACGATGTCGCAGAGACACAACAGAATGGCTGTATTTCTCACTCTGAGCGTGAAAAATACGTGAGGGATTCTGATTTGATGGGGTGAAAGGTAAGGCCGTCAAAATCGCACTGAGGCGGCGAAGAACATGCAGTCAACGCGGTGGGATTGCGTAAGAGTCTGACCGCCGATGATGGCAATAAGCAGAAAAGCGTCGTGAAATTATCTGATTGATACAGGAGCTGGAGAGCCGGGGCATAAATTTTTTATGCCCCGGCGAAGCAGCAGACAAGCGAAGCGCGTCAGGATGTGGGCTGGGTATCTAACAGTGCGTAAGGGTTAAAGCGGATCACCTCTTCGCCAAGCCAGTCATTGATGTGCTTCATGGCCTCCATGACGGGCATCAGCTCGTTAATTGCGTAAACCCGCGCGGCCTTCTCCACATCACCAAACGCACTTTTTTCACCCGGCATCGCCCCCATAAGTTGCGGCGGAACGCGGTGCGCAGCCAGCACATCATCACGGGATGCCGCCTTAACATTCATGAACTCATCCTTTGCGGTGATCTGCTGGAACGGCAAAATTTGCACCCCCTCTTTGCCCCCGTTGGGCGCATGAATGAGCACGTTTTTAAACGCACCGCCACCACGTGCACCCTGTAGCGTTTCTTTCAGGGAGTCCATGCTTTCGCGGTTTACCTGCGCTGCACCGATGTAGATGATGCACCCGGCGTGGGATCCGTTGTCGTAATACAGTTTTCTGAACATGTCCGCCGAATGAGACAGGCTGGCCGAGAGTAATGCGCCGAGATATTCCGGCATGCCGTAGATTTCCTGGTTAATGTCAGGATTCATCAGGTGGCACACTTTGCCAGGGCGAAACTGGAACGCATCCTTGCCATCCTGCACATACCACCATGATTCAAGATCGCTACCGCGTCGCATGTATTTCGCCAGGGCGTGCCGTAATTTAAGCGGTTCGCCGAGCATATTGCTTCGAAGCTCAAGGAATGCGTTACCGAACACAAACCAGTCCAGCGCCAGCGCCGAGAAATCCTGCCGGGAAAGCAGCGGGTGCGGGATGTAGCAACCGAGTAATACATTGCGCTTAAAGTAAAGCGCAGACTGATGCCAGGACGTTTGCCGGGCAGCTCTTGCCAGACCGTACCAGTCCACCGGGGTTTCATACCACCGCCCGTTATCAGCACAGTACATATTGTCCAGCAGGTCATGCCCGGTCAGGCGATAAGGACCATCAAATGTGAATGCACTGAGCGACGATTCTTTCCTGAGCGCATCAGCGAGATCAATGCGTGAACTCATGCGCACTTTTTTATTTTTTCTGCTCATCAGAACTCCATAACCGTGAAACGCTCGTTTTCTCCTTCGCCGCCAATCGGTTCGTTAATGACAGCAAGCATGGTTGCCCACGCAAGGTCGCCGTGGCTGATCCCCCTCGCGCGGTCCGTTTCGTAAGTGATAAAGCCGCCCGGTGTTTTCACCTTACGCACGGCGTTAAAGGCCGCGACCAGCTCGCGTTCGGCGCGATCGTATTCCCACCGCCCGGCACGCATTATTTGCAGCATTTTCAGTACCAGCGACCGTTTTGATGACAGCGTGAAGGTGTACGGAATAGCAGCAGGGAAAAACCGTTTCACTATCTGATAAACAGCCTCCCCGTTCCCGCCCGTCACATCAATGCCGATGTGTTCCACGTTGTAGCGATACGTGAACTCTTCAATGACTCTGGCCTGTTCTTCAAACTCCAGCCCCTGAACGCGTCTCGTCTCCACCGTTCGAAAACGGCCACCAGGAACAGCCGGAGGAACCACCACGGACACAGCGCCGCTGTCGCCGTTGCCACTGCTGCCGTTTGCGTCATACCCAATCCATACCGGACGATTCCCCATCGGGCGGGGAGCAAAAGGTTTCCAGTCTTTCCAGTCGTCGTATCCGTCAACACCGCAGCCAATCAGGATATTCAGGTTAAATGCCGATTCCCCTTCGCGGACAAACTCACACATATAGAGATTGAGGAACTCGTCTTCGGTGTTTTCATCACGAATTTCGTCGATATCGGTGTGTTTCCAGCCGTGATTAACCACATCTTCCAGCGTGACAATTTGCCGCCACGTCCGGTCAGGGCAGATAAGCCCGTTATGCAGCGTTTTCCAGTCCACAGAAAAACGCTGGCGTTTATGCGAGGCCTTTTTCTCGTTCCAGCGGTCGCCGTTCCAGTAGGCGTATGCCTCGTGCGTTTCGGTGGATGGCGTGGAGAAGTAGGTGCGTCGCAGCCCGCTGAGGGTTGCCATAGCGCCAGCCACCTTGCGCAGTTCAGCAAAGCGACTGACCCAGAAAAATTCATCAAAATAAAAATTGCCCGTATAGGACTGTGCCGTCGCAGCAGAAGTACCGAGAAAATGCAGTTCTGCGCCGTTGGAGAGGATGATTTTATCGCCCCCTTTCAGCTCCACATCAACTTCAGCCGCGGCCTTCTGAATAATGCTTTTAAACTGGAACGCCTGACGACGCGACGCAGACAAAAAAATCTGGTTACGCTGGTAAGGTTGTGCCACATCGTCACGCAGCGCCATCAGCAGTGCTTCCTGTGCAAAATACCAGGTCGCCCCAATCTGTCGGGATTTCAGGATCATCCTGTTACGTATCCCGGCTTCACTGCAAAGGGTCAGGGAGTCAAACCAGCCCCGCTGATGCCACTCCAGCCTGCTGATGATTTTTTCCCGCAGTGCGGCAATCTGTTCCGGCGTGAAATGATTTTTGAGTTTTTTCGCCCGGCCTTTCTTTCCTGCGGCCGTCACATCCGGCTGGCCATCATGCAGCTTTTTAAGCTGCCGGGTCAGCAGGTCTATTTCCTTAAAGTCACCACCTGTTTTATTCTGTTTTTCAGTAAGCTGGATGAGACGCGCATCGATGGACTGCGTGACACGCTGCACGGGTGGCGTTTCATCCCACTGGTCGCGTTTTTTCCACGCATAAATCGTGTTCGGGTTTATTCCCATCAGACGTGATATTTCTGCGGGCGGATAACCCTGCCAGTAAAGTTGTCGCGCACGCTGGCGTACAAAAGCGTCCTGAATCATTGCTCCCCCTGAGTAATTACAGGAAGATTACCCGCGCGCGAAACCGTTCTCCTTAACCCCCTGTTCTGGCCGTTTTCTTACAACAAAAGCCCTTTGTATCAGCCTGTTACGCTTTGCCATCATGACTGAAGAACCAGTCAGAGGGGCAAAAACTATGGCTAATGAAAAAAAGACATCCCGCAAAAAGTTTCGCGTGGCTGTCTCCGGATTAACTGTTGATGGACGTGAAATCAGCCCGGTACATCTGCGTGAAGCCGCCGAGAACTTCAACCCGGATGTTTACGCTGCCCGCGTGAACGTTGAGCACTATCTCTCGCCATGCCCGTCAAGCGAATTTTCCGCAATGGGCGATGTCACCGCGCTGAGTACGGAAGATATTACGGAAGGCCCGCTGGCCGGACGTACTGCGCTGTATGCAGAAATCGAACCGACCGAGCGCATGAAGCAGCTTGTCGCTGACGGCAAGAAAATCTATTCCAGTATCGAACTGCACCCGCAGTTCTCCGTTAACGGGCGCGCCTATCTGGTCGGGCTGGCGATGACCGACACCCCGGCAAGCCTGGGCACTGAGCGCCTGAAATTCACGGCACAGCAGCGTCAGGCGGTGATGACGTTCAACAGTATCCAGGGTGAAGCACCGCTTATCTCCGAAGCCATCGAGTCTGAAATCATCGAAATGGCAGAACAACGCCAGGAAGAAGGCACCCAGTGGTTTAACCGCGTAATGGGAATTATTGGTCGTGGCCGCAAAGCGGATGACGCCAGTTTCTCCCGTATTCAGGAAGCGGTGGAAGGCGTCGCAACGTCACAGGCCGACATTATCGACCGTTTTAATGTGCTGGAAACCCGCCATCAGCAGGACCGCCAGAAAATCACGTCACTGACCACAGAGCTGACAGCACTGAAGGAAAAACTGCGCACGCAGGACAGCGATCCGCAGAACCGCTTCACCGCAACGGGCGCAGCCTCCGACCAGCTGGCTGACTTCTGATAAGACAAAGGAGCAAATTTTTTATGAATCTGGTGATGTCAGATATTACCCGCAACAAGCTGGGTTGCTATATGGCGCAGCAGGCGTCGCTTAACAATATCCCGGTTTCCGCACTGGTATCGCGATTTACCGTGGAACCCTCGGTACAGCAGCGTTTTGAAAACGCCTCAAAGGAAAGCACCGAATTTACAAAAAGAATTAACGTGATCGGCGTGACCGACCAGAAAGGCGAAAAAATCCTCCTGGACACCACCGGGCCAATTGCACGCACGAATACCAGTTATGACGGCACAAAACGCCGTAACCCGAATAACGTGGTTGATCTGAAAAACCGCAAATACCAGTGCGAACAGGTGAACTACGACACGTTTATTTCATATCCGCAGCTTGATGCCTGGGCGGCACATCCTGATTTTCAGTCCCGCATCAGCGCACAGATTGCCCGACAGGTGGCGCTTGACCGCATCATGATCGGTTTCAACGGCACGTCTCACGCGGATGAGTCCAACTTCAGCACCAACAAGCTGCTTCAGGACGTTAACGTGGGCTGGCTGGAGCACATCAGAACCGACGCCAGCGAGCGCGTTATGAATGACGTAACGCTGACCTCCCGCAACATGGACAACACCGTGGCGCACGCGGGTAAGTATGCGAACGCTGATGCACTGGTACAGGACGCACGCTCATCCCTGCTGGATGAATGGCACAAGGAAGCTGACGACCTCGTGGTGATTATGGGGCGCAACCTGTTTAACTCGCTGCGTCTGCCCGTGCTGAACAGTATCAGCGGCCAGAATCCCAATGCGGAATTACTTGCCGGGCAGCTCATCCTGTCATCGCGCACCATTGGCGGGCTGGGCGTGTTCCTTGCGCCGTTCTTCCCGGATGCAACGATGCTGATCACCTCGTTCAACAACCTGTCGATTTACTGGCAGAAAGGTTCAATGCGTCGTCTGATGAAAGACGAACCGGAATACAACCGCATCGCCACCTACCAGTCCATCAATGACGCTTATGTCGTTGAAGACTATGGCAAGTGCGCGATGGTCACTGGCCTGAAGTTCGCCGACAGCTAATCAACTCACGGCGGGCATCATGCCCGCCTGTAACGGAGAGAAAAAATGATTACTCCTGCACAGCAACACTGGCAGAACGTGATGGCACAGCGCGCAGGCCGGGCGAATGAAGGCGTGGACCACGCCGCGCGTACCGCGCATGAAGAGGTGCTGTATCGTCTGCGTCTGGCACAGGCCCGGCTTAAGGGCGTACAGGCCAGAAGCGCGAAAGCCGCCATCAAAAAAGAGTTATTGCCGGACTTTTCCGGCTGGATTGAGGGAACGCTGGAGGCTGACGGCGGGCAGCAGGATGAAGTGATTGCCACGCTGATGGTGTGGGCGATTGACTGCGGCGATCTTCCGCTGGCGCTGCGTATTGGTGCATATGTGGTCCGTCACAACCTCATCATGCCGGATAACTTTGGCCGTACTGCTGCCACGGTACTGACCGAAGAAATCTGTAATCCGGTACTGACGCAGGCCGGGACGGATGCCGACGCGGATTTGTCCGCCTTTATCGAACCACTGGACACCCTCCGGGAGATTGTCACCGACCAGGACATGCCGGACGAAGTGCGCGCCAAATTATGCAAAGCGTGCGCCTTTGCCCGCCGTGGCCTGACCGATGCGGACAGCATGGCCTCATCACTGAAGCTGCTGCGCGAAGCGATGCACCTGAACCCGAACGCAGGTGTGAAACGCGAGATTGCAACCCTTTCCCGCGCCCTGAAAAAAGCCGATTCCGCAGCCGCACCAGAAGATGCCAGCACACCGCAGGCGCAGGACGAAAGCAGCAAAAGTAAAAAGACAACGCGCAAGCCTGCAACACGAAAAACCACCGCGACGCAGAAGGCGAAGCGCGGTTAACGACTGACCCCGTCAGCGGGCGGCGTGCGCGGTGTTCCGGTTTGACTCCGTGACCGTTTACACCGCGCACCCACCGCCCGATTTTTTCAGGAGTGAACCCCATGAGTATGGTTGCCAGAACCAACCCCGGACCCGCAGAGGACGACATCACCGATACCGATGATGGTGATACCCGTATTTCAGCGGGCGCATTCTGGCCGGATATTGTGCTGCGTGAGCTGCGTCTGGCGATACGACTGCCGGGCCGTGTAACCACCTCCCGCCTGCTGCATACCGCCACCGGGGCCGTGGCACACGTTACCCGCGAGCTGAAAGCGTGGCAGCAGGAACAGCAGGCGGCTGGCCATCAGACGCTGTCCGATGTTCCGGCACCCGTAATTAACGGAGAAAGCGTCAATCTCTGGCACTGGCGCAATGCCGTTTATACCGCCACACGCGCCCTGATTCTGGAGCGTTACCGCGATGCGGACACAACGGATAAGGGCGACCGCCGGGCGGACGCACTGGATATACAGACATCGGATTTGTGGCGCGATGTGAGCTGGGCCATCTCTGACATTCTGTGCCGCCCGCGAATCTTTGCGGAGTTGTGCTGATGAAAGTGAAGGCACTGGAAGGCGACACCGTGGATTCGCTCTGTTTCCGGTACTACGGCACGACGCAGGGCGTCACCGAAAAGGTGCTGGATGCCAACCCCGGACTCTGTCAGCAGGTATTTCTGGACGCCGGGCAGGAAGTGGAGATGCCGGAGCCGGAGAAGAAGAAACGAGAAATGATTCAGTTGTGGGGGGAGTAGCAGTGAGCACCATTCAAACAGGGATCACAGAGCAGGTTATTGCGTGGCTCTTTGACCACCTGCCAACGGTGTATGCAGTAGGCGCGGCGGTCAGCATTTCCGCGCTGATGAGTCTTTATGACGGACGAACACTGGTTCAGACCGTAACGGGATCGCTGGCGTGCGGCGTTCTTGCCATGGCCGTGGCCGGGTCGTTGCGCTTCTTCGGTTTTCCTGAAGATGCCGTGACGTTTATCGGCGCATCAATCGGTTTTATGGGGGCAGAGAAAGCACGCGACAAGGTTATTGCGGCCTTTAATCGCAGGGTGAAGGAGAAAGACGAATGAGCAACACATTTAAATTCAGCAGCCGGAGCGAAAAGAATTTGCAGGGCGTAAATCCTGATCTGGTGAAAGTGACCCGACGGGCACTGGAAATCTCGGAAGTGGATTTTGGTATCACCGAAGGGTTGCGCAGCCGTTACCGCCAGAAGCAACTTGTGGCCACGGGTAAGAGCCAGACCATGAACAGCCGCCACCTTACGGGGCATGCCGTGGATGTTGTGGCTTATATCGGCAGCCAGGTGTCATGGGAATGGCCGCTGTACGAAAAAATCGCAGCAGCATTCAGACAGGCCAGCCGGGAACTGAATATTCCGGTGGAATGGGGCGGCGACTGGAAGACCCTGAAAGACGGACCGCATTTTCAGTTACCACACGGAGCCTGTCCGGCATGAAGCTCTGGCCCACGCTGGGTGTCGCTTTCCTTCTGATTGCCGCATGGGGAACATCCATGCGTCTGTCATGGTCGCTGGGCCGGGAGAACGCCAGAAACGAAGCACAGGCCAGCACCCTGAAAAGTACCGCCGACACCCTGAATATTATCAGCGCTGGGGTACAGGATATGCAGCAGGTGCTGGCGCAACTCCGCGTGGAAAATCAGCAACGCAATCAGGACGGAGAGGTAAGACGTGAACAGCTACGCAACGATATTGCAAAAGATGAATGCGCCCACGCTTTGCCTGACGCTCGTTTTACTGACAGGCTGCGCAGGCACGCAGAACGCGCCACGGCCAGCGCCGTCAGTCCGGCTTATACCGCAGACGCTGACCATACCGGTAACGCCTCCCCCCTTCCCTGATACTCCCACATGGGGAAATCTCGGTATATGGGGCGACCGCCTTCTGGATGCACTGGAAACCTGTAACGCGGATAAACGGGCCATTGAATTACTGGAACAGCGCAGGCTGCAACGACTGAACAACGAGGATAACAACCATGCTGAAAACTGATTCCCTGCGTGAAGCCATGACCCGTTCATGCCGATGGTGTCAGGCCAACCCGGAAAAATTCACCATTTTCGTGGAGAGCGGCAACATTGAAACGACCGGAGAAACCCCATCGTTTGTTTACCGCTATCAGATGGTGATGTTTGTCATGGATTACGCCGGGGAGCTGGATGACCTCACGCTGCCGCTGCTGGCGTGGTTATCCCAAAATCAGCCACAGTTGTTGCTCAACCCTGAGCGTAATCAGGACATCAAATTCTCCGCCGTTATCAATGACGATGACAGCGCCGATCTCCTGTTTACGCTCCCCTTGCGGGAACGCGTTCGCATCACGCGCAGCAGTCAGGGCACACCGCAGGCAGAACACCTGCCGGAGCCAAAACCCCGCCTGCCATCTTCCGAAGGCGACTGGTCGCATGTATTCCAGGATGTGACGTGGGGTGAAAGCGATGGATAAGGCATTCACCCGCGTGGATGAAACCTTTGAGGCCATCCGCGACAGCCTGAATCAGCAGGCCATCAATAACATCGCCAGAAAGCTGGCACAGGATTTACGTCGCGCCCAGCAGGCACGTATCCGGTCACAGAAAGCGCCGGACGGGACCGCATGGACACCACGCAGACGCCGCGTAACCCGGATACAGGAACGCATTCGCTTTATCTGGAATAACGAAGCACGCACGCTGAAAAACTGGCATCACGACACGGGGAAATACGGGCGAACCATCACCGGGTGGGATGAGGATAAAAACAACATCCGCACGTTTTACCGGGATGACATCGACCGCTTTCTGGAAATACGCACCCGGCGCATCAACCAGGACAGCACAAAGCGCGTCCCCATGTTCGTAAAACTGCGCACCGCCCGCTACCTGAAAGCCCGTGCGGATACTTCCGGTGTGACGGTGGGTTACAGCGGCGTGGCTGCACGTATTGCACGCGTTCATCAGTTCGGTGAGCGCGATCAGGTTGCGCCGGGCATTTTCACCGATTACCCGGTACGTGAGCTGTTGGGCATCAGTCAGGCAGATGAACGCCTGATTTATAACACGGTGCTGGGCCGGATTGCGGAGGCTGTACGGTGAGCGCAGAACTCATGCGACTGCTGAGCAATATCATCCGCACCGGGATCATCTCTGAAGTTGATGAGAAGTCCTGGCGCGTGCGCGTTCGCAGCGGCGAACTGGAGACAGGCTGGTTGCGCTGGAACACCACGCGCGCGGGAGCCTTCAATGTGTGGCTGCCGCCATCACCAGGCGAACAGGTGGTAATTGCCTGCATTGGCGGCAACCCGGAAACCGCCATGATAATTGGCAGCCTGTGGAGTGATGCCAATCCGGCCCCCGGCAAAAGCCTGAAAGAAATCGTGATCAGCGCGCCGGACGGCGCGGTGTTCCGCTACGACGCGGACGCAGGCGCACTGAGCGCCAGCGGCATGAAAACGGCCACTTTACAGGCATCCGTCAGCGTGACACTGGACACGCCCGTCGTGGAATGCACAAACCTTCTGAGAACGGCGACGCTTGACGTCACAAAAGGGGGAAAGATGAGCGGCAATATCACGCACAGCGGCGGCGATTTCACCTCAAACGGCATTACCGTGCATACGCATAAACACGGTGGCGTGAAAGGCGGCAGCGATTCGACAGGAGGCCCGCATTGACAACCCGCTACACAGGAATGAATCCGGACGGGACGGGAAACCTGAACGATATGGAGCACCTGAAACAGTCAGTCAGGGATATCCTGACCACCCCGCTGGCAAGCCGGGTTATGCGACGGGAATATGGCAGCCTTGTGCCTGATTTGATTGACGAACCCATGAATAACACCACGCGTCTGCAATGCATGAGTGCTGCCGTGATTGCGCTGACACGATGGGAACCCCGCATTGCCCTGGATGCCATCGACGTTGTCTGGAAAGCGGGAGGCCGCGCCGGGGTGACGCTGTCGGGCACTGTCATGCAGACCATGCAGAATGTTGAGTTAACCATCACGCTGAGGGAGTAAATCATGCCCGCCGTTGACCTTTCCCAATTACCGGAACCCGCCATCATCGCGGAGCCTGACTTTGAGGCAATTCTGGCTGACACAAAGGCCATGATGATTGCGGCTTATCCCGCCGAACAGCGTGAAGCCGTCTCCGCCGCGCTGGAGCTGGAATCGGAACCCCTGAACGTTATCGCCCAGACAACAGCGTTTCGTGAAATGCTGTTACGCCAGCGGGTCAATGAGGGGGCACGCGCCTGCATGTTAAGCCACAGCGCCGGGACAGACCTGGACAACCTCGCGGGCAATATGAACACAAAGCGCCTGACCATCACTCCGGCAACGGATACCACCGACGCAGTGATGGAAAGTGACACCTCGCTGAGACTGCGGGCGCAGCGGGCGTACGATGGCCTGAGTGTTGCTGGCCCGTCAGGTGCATACGAGTATTTTGCCCGCAGCGCCAGCGGTCTGGTGCGTGATGCGCGGGCTATCAGTCCGTCTCCGGCAAATGTGACGGTTTCCATCCTGTCCACTGAAGGCGACGGCACAGCAACGGAGGCGTTGCTTAATACCGTTCGCGCCGTTCTGAATGCAGAGGATACCCGCCCGGTGGCCGACCGCCTGACCGTACAGAGTGCCAGAATCGTGACATGGCGGCTGAATGCAAAACTGTACTTTTACCCCGGCCCGGAATCCGAACCTATTCTGGCCGCGGCGGAATCGTCATTCAGGAAGTGGCTGGCTGAACAGGGGCTTATCGGTCAGGACGTGGCGTTGTCCGCCATTGCTGCCGCACTGCATGTGCACGGTGTGCAACGCGTGGAGATAATCGAACCCACACAGAATATGGCCATCAGCGACATACAGGCGGCGCGCTGTGAGTCATTCACCATCAGCGAAGGTGGACGCAATGAGTAATTCGTTGTTACCACCATCAGCCAGCAATTTCATGCGTTGTGCCGAAGCCGTCGGAACACGCATTACAGACATTCCGGTGGACCTCAACACGCTGTGGTCGCCGGACACCTGCCCGGTGCATCTGCTGCCTTATCTCGCCTGGGCGTTTTCCGTTGACCGCTGGGATCGCAACTGGCCGGAAGAGACAAAGCGACAGGTGATTCGTGATGCATGGCTGATACACCGACACAAAGGGACCATCAGCGCACTGCGAAGAGCCGTGGAGCCTCTCGGCTACCTGATTGAAGTAAAGGAGTGGTGGCAACTCAACGAGGAGCCAGGAACATTTCGCATTGTTGTCGGAGTACTTGATCAGGGCATCACCGATGAAATGTATCAGGAACTTGAGCGCCTTATTGCGGATGCAAAACCAGTAAGTCGCCATCTGACGGGGCTGGCGATCAGCCTGAGTGTGAACGGAAAGATTTTCGTTGGTACGGGATGCTATCACGGCGATGCCCTGACGGTTTATCCCTACACCCCGGAGTCCATTATTGTCGAAGGGGATTATTTCCCTGCCCCGGCCATTCATTTAATTGATAATCTGAGAGTAAACGCATGACAGTGAAATACTACGCCATTCTGACTAATCAGGGCGCGGCACGACTGGCTAACGCGACGATGCTCGGCAGTAAGCTGGATCTGACGCAAATGGCCGTTGGTGATGCAAATGGTGTGTTACCAACACCAGACCCTGCACAAACAAAACTGATTAACCAGAAACGCATTGCACCGCTGAATCTTCTGAGTGTTGACCCTAACAATCAGAGCCAGATTATTGCGGAGCAAATCATCCCTGAAAACGAGGGAGGATTCTGGATCCGTGAGATTGGTCTTTATGATGATGAAGGTGTACTCATTGCGGTGGCAAACTGCCCGGAAACGTACAAACCGCAGTTGCAGGAAGGCAGTGGACGCACCCAGACTATCCGCATGATTCTGGTTGTCACGAACACCGAAGCCATCACGCTGAAAATCGACCCGTCTGTGGTTCTGGCAACCCGCAAATATGTGGATGATAAAATCTCAGAGCACGAACAGTCACGACGTCACCCGGACGCCTCGCTGACCGTAAAAGGTTTTACTCAGTTAAGCAGTGCAATTAACAGTGAATCAGAAACACTGGCCGCAACACCGAAAGCGGTTAAGGCTGCATATGACCTGGCTAACGGGAAATATACCGCCCAGAACGCCACCACTACACAAAAAGGGATTGTTCAGCTCAGTAGCGCCACAAACAGCACGTCTGAAACGCTGGCAGCGACACCAAAAGCTGTTAAGGCGGTAATGGATGAAACGAACAAGAAAGCACCATTAAACAGCCCGGCACTGACCGGAACGCCAACAACACCAACAGCGCCACAGGGGACTAATAGTACCCAGATCGCAAGCACGGCTTTCGTTATGGCCGCGATTGCCGCACTTGTAGATTCGTCACCTGATGCACTGAACACGCTGAACGAACTGGCTGCGGCGCTGGGCAATGACCCGAATTTTGCGACCACCATGACTAACGCGCTTGCGGGTAAGCAACCGAAGGATGCCACCCTGACGGCGCTGGCAGAGCTTGCTACATCAGCAGATAAACTCCCATATTTTACAGGGGCAGATCGTGCCGCGTTAACCGCGTTGACAAGTGTTGGACGTGCCATTCTTGGTAAAACCAGCACTCAGGGAGTTCTTGATTACCTTGGTTTGGGAGAAGGCTCTGCATTACCGGTTGGGGTGCCTGTTCCGTGGCCTTCAGCCACTCCGCCAACAGGCTGGCTGAAATGCAACGGTGCCGCTTTTTCTGCTGAAGAATACCCGGAACTGGCAAAGGCTTATCCGACAAATAAATTGCCTGATTTACGCGGTGAGTTTATTAGGGGCTGGGATGACGGGCGTGGTATTGATGCTGTACGTGCCTTGCTAAGTCTTCAGAATGGAGGAGTGGAATCACACACCCACCAAGGGCAGCTCTTCAGAGTTAGTGATTATCGTACAAAAGAAATACCAGCATCAGAAGTTATGGGAAGAGGATATATTGCAAGCCTGACGCCGGGTCCTGATAGCCCACTTGATTTTGATGATTATCCTGTATCTTCTAATCCAAATGGATATTTTGTCGGGAATCAGAGAACAACAGCATATGGGATAAATGAAACCCGTCCACGGAATATTGCATTTAACTATATCGTGAGGGCTGCATAATGGATAACGCTGTATTAAATAGCGAGTTTATTGCTACAAAGGCGGGGAATATTACCGTCTATAACTATGATGGCGAAACACGGGAATATATTTCCACATCAACTGAATATCTTGCTGTGGGTGTCGGTATCCCTGCATATTCCTGTTTAGATGCCCCTGGCACATACAAAGCTGGTTATGCAATCTGCCGATCTGTAGATTTTAACTCATGGGAATATGTGCCAGACCATCGCGGTGAAATCGTCTTTAGCACCGAAACAGGAGAATCAAAAGAAATCACAGCTCCGGGTGATTACCCTGATAATACAACCACTATCGCCCCGTTAACGCCATACGATAAATGGGATGGTGAGAAATGGGTGACGGATACCGAAGCACAGCATAGCGCCGCAGTAGATGCAGCAGAAGCACAGCGCCAGTCACTGATTGATACTGCAATGGCTTCAATCAGTCTGATTCAGCTGAAATTGCAGGCCGGACGTAAACTGACGCAGGCAGAAACAACCAGCCTTAACGCTGTGCTGGATTACATTGACGCGGTGACGGCAACAGATACCAGCACCGCGCCGGATGTCATCTGGCCTGAACTGCCGGAGGCGTAGGCCATTCAATATCTGGCGCACTGGCGGTATCGACCAGCTCCAGTGCGTCCAGATAATCCAGCCACAAATTATATTGTGCCAGTTCCTCACCTTTCAGACGACCAATAGCTGCTTTACCAGGCCATTGCTTACCGTTCATNGGTTTTCCTGAAGATGCCGTGACGTTTATCGGCGCATCAATCGGTTTTATGGGGGCAGAGAAAGCACGCGACAAGGTTATTGCGGCCTTTAATCGCAGGGTGAAGGAGAAAGACGAATGAGCAACACATTTAAATTCAGCAGCCGGAGCGAAAAGAATTTGCAGGGCGTAAATCCTGATCTGGTGAAAGTGACCCGACGGGCACTGGAAATCTCGGAAGTGGATTTTGGTATCACCGAAGGGTTGCGCAGCCGTTACCGCCAGAAGCAACTTGTGGCCACGGGTAAGAGCCAGACCATGAACAGCCGCCACCTTACGGGGCATGCCGTGGATGTTGTGGCTTATATCGGCAGCCAGGTGTCATGGGAATGGCCGCTGTACGAAAAAATCGCAGCAGCATTCAGACAGGCCAGCCGGGAACTGAATATTCCGGTGGAATGGGGCGGCGACTGGAAGACCCTGAAAGACGGACCGCATTTTCAGTTACCACACGGAGCCTGTCCGGCATGAAGCTCTGGCCCACGCTGGGTGTCGCTTTCCTTCTGATTGCCGCATGGGGAACATCCATGCGTCTGTCATGGTCGCTGGGCCGGGAGAACGCCAGAAACGAAGCACAGGCCAGCACCCTGAAAAGTACCGCCGACACCCTGAATATTATCAGCGCTGGGGTACAGGATATGCAGCAGGTGCTGGCGCAACTCCGCGTGGAAAATCAGCAACGCAATCAGGACGGAGAGGTAAGACGTGAACAGCTACGCAACGATATTGCAAAAGATGAATGCGCCCACGCTTTGCCTGACGCTCGTTTTACTGACAGGCTGCGCAGGCACGCAGAACGCGCCACGGCCAGCGCCGTCAGTCCGGCTTATACCGCAGACGCTGACCATACCGGTAACGCCTCCCCCCTTCCCTGATACTCCCACATGGGGAAATCTCGGTATATGGGGCGACCGCCTTCTGGATGCACTGGAAACCTGTAACGCGGATAAACGGGCCATTGAATTACTGGAACAGCGCAGGCTGCAACGACTGAACAACGAGGATAACAACCATGCTGAAAACTGATTCCCTGCGTGAAGCCATGACCCGTTCATGCCGATGGTGTCAGGCCAACCCGGAAAAATTCACCATTTTCGTGGAGAGCGGCAACATTGAAACGACCGGAGAAACCCCATCGTTTGTTTACCGCTATCAGATGGTGATGTTTGTCATGGATTACGCCGGGGAGCTGGATGACCTCACGCTGCCGCTGCTGGCGTGGTTATCCCAAAATCAGCCACAGTTGTTGCTCAACCCTGAGCGTAATCAGGACATCAAATTCTCCGCCGTTATCAATGACGATGACAGCGCCGATCTCCTGTTTACGCTCCCCTTGCGGGAACGCGTTCGCATCACGCGCAGCAGTCAGGGCACACCGCAGGCAGAACACCTGCCGGAGCCAAAACCCCGCCTGCCATCTTCCGAAGGCGACTGGTCGCATGTATTCCAGGATGTGACGTGGGGTGAAAGCGATGGATAAGGCATTCACCCGCGTGGATGAAACCTTTGAGGCCATCCGCGACAGCCTGAATCAGCAGGCCATCAATAACATCGCCAGAAAGCTGGCACAGGATTTACGTCGCGCCCAGCAGGCACGTATCCGGTCACAGAAAGCGCCGGACGGGACCGCATGGACACCACGCAGACGCCGCGTAACCCGGATACAGGAACGCATTCGCTTTATCTGGAATAACGAAGCACGCACGCTGAAAAACTGGCATCACGACACGGGGAAATACGGGCGAACCATCACCGGGTGGGATGAGGATAAAAACAACATCCGCACGTTTTACCGGGATGACATCGACCGCTTTCTGGAAATACGCACCCGGCGCATCAACCAGGACAGCACAAAGCGCGTCCCCATGTTCGTAAAACTGCGCACCGCCCGCTACCTGAAAGCCCGTGCGGATACTTCCGGTGTGACGGTGGGTTACAGCGGCGTGGCTGCACGTATTGCACGCGTTCATCAGTTCGGTGAGCGCGATCAGGTTGCGCCGGGCATTTTCACCGATTACCCGGTACGTGAGCTGTTGGGCATCAGTCAGGCAGATGAACGCCTGATTTATAACACGGTGCTGGGCCGGATTGCGGAGGCTGTACGGTGAGCGCAGAACTCATGCGACTGCTGAGCAATATCATCCGCACCGGGATCATCTCTGAAGTTGATGAGAAGTCCTGGCGCGTGCGCGTTCGCAGCGGCGAACTGGAGACAGGCTGGTTGCGCTGGAACACCACGCGCGCGGGAGCCTTCAATGTGTGGCTGCCGCCATCACCAGGCGAACAGGTGGTAATTGCCTGCATTGGCGGCAACCCGGAAACCGCCATGATAATTGGCAGCCTGTGGAGTGATGCCAATCCGGCCCCCGGCAAAAGCCTGAAAGAAATCGTGATCAGCGCGCCGGACGGCGCGGTGTTCCGCTACGACGCGGACGCAGGCGCACTGAGCGCCAGCGGCATGAAAACGGCCACTTTACAGGCATCCGTCAGCGTGACACTGGACACGCCCGTCGTGGAATGCACAAACCTTCTGAGAACGGCGACGCTTGACGTCACAAAAGGGGGAAAGATGAGCGGCAATATCACGCACAGCGGCGGCGATTTCACCTCAAACGGCATTACCGTGCATACGCATAAACACGGTGGCGTGAAAGGCGGCAGCGATTCGACAGGAGGCCCGCATTGACAACCCGCTACACAGGAATGAATCCGGACGGGACGGGAAACCTGAACGATATGGAGCACCTGAAACAGTCAGTCAGGGATATCCTGACCACCCCGCTGGCAAGCCGGGTTATGCGACGGGAATATGGCAGCCTTGTGCCTGATTTGATTGACGAACCCATGAATAACACCACGCGTCTGCAATGCATGAGTGCTGCCGTGATTGCGCTGACACGATGGGAACCCCGCATTGCCCTGGATGCCATCGACGTTGTCTGGAAAGCGGGAGGCCGCGCCGGGGTGACGCTGTCGGGCACTGTCATGCAGACCATGCAGAATGTTGAGTTAACCATCACGCTGAGGGAGTAAATCATGCCCGCCGTTGACCTTTCCCAATTACCGGAACCCGCCATCATCGCGGAGCCTGACTTTGAGGCAATTCTGGCTGACACAAAGGCCATGATGATTGCGGCTTATCCCGCCGAACAGCGTGAAGCCGTCTCCGCCGCGCTGGAGCTGGAATCGGAACCCCTGAACGTTATCGCCCAGACAACAGCGTTTCGTGAAATGCTGTTACGCCAGCGGGTCAATGAGGGGGCACGCGCCTGCATGTTAAGCCACAGCGCCGGGACAGACCTGGACAACCTCGCGGGCAATATGAACACAAAGCGCCTGACCATCACTCCGGCAACGGATACCACCGACGCAGTGATGGAAAGTGACACCTCGCTGAGACTGCGGGCGCAGCGGGCGTACGATGGCCTGAGTGTTGCTGGCCCGTCAGGTGCATACGAGTATTTTGCCCGCAGCGCCAGCGGTCTGGTGCGTGATGCGCGGGCTATCAGTCCGTCTCCGGCAAATGTGACGGTTTCCATCCTGTCCACTGAAGGCGACGGCACAGCAACGGAGGCGTTGCTTAATACCGTTCGCGCCGTTCTGAATGCAGAGGATACCCGCCCGGTGGCCGACCGCCTGACCGTACAGAGTGCCAGAATCGTGACATGGCGGCTGAATGCAAAACTGTACTTTTACCCCGGCCCGGAATCCGAACCTATTCTGGCCGCGGCGGAATCGTCATTCAGGAAGTGGCTGGCTGAACAGGGGCTTATCGGTCAGGACGTGGCGTTGTCCGCCATTGCTGCCGCACTGCATGTGCACGGTGTGCAACGCGTGGAGATAATCGAACCCACACAGAATATGGCCATCAGCGACATACAGGCGGCGCGCTGTGAGTCATTCACCATCAGCGAAGGTGGACGCAATGAGTAATTCGTTGTTACCACCATCAGCCAGCAATTTCATGCGTTGTGCCGAAGCCGTCGGAACACGCATTACAGACATTCCGGTGGACCTCAACACGCTGTGGTCGCCGGACACCTGCCCGGTGCATCTGCTGCCTTATCTCGCCTGGGCGTTTTCCGTTGACCGCTGGGATCGCAACTGGCCGGAAGAGACAAAGCGACAGGTGATTCGTGATGCATGGCTGATACACCGACACAAAGGGACCATCAGCGCACTGCGAAGAGCCGTGGAGCCTCTCGGCTACCTGATTGAAGTAAAGGAGTGGTGGCAACTCAACGAGGAGCCAGGAACATTTCGCATTGTTGTCGGAGTACTTGATCAGGGCATCACCGATGAAATGTATCAGGAACTTGAGCGCCTTATTGCGGATGCAAAACCAGTAAGTCGCCATCTGACGGGGCTGGCGATCAGCCTGAGTGTGAACGGAAAGATTTTCGTTGGTACGGGATGCTATCACGGCGATGCCCTGACGGTTTATCCCTACACCCCGGAGTCCATTATTGTCGAAGGGGATTATTTCCCTGCCCCGGCCATTCATTTAATTGATAATCTGAGAGTAAACGCATGACAGTGAAATACTACGCCATTCTGACTAATCAGGGCGCGGCACGACTGGCTAACGCGACGATGCTCGGCAGTAAGCTGGATCTGACGCAAATGGCCGTTGGTGATGCAAATGGTGTGTTACCAACACCAGACCCTGCACAAACAAAACTGATTAACCAGAAACGCATTGCACCGCTGAATCTTCTGAGTGTTGACCCTAACAATCAGAGCCAGATTATTGCGGAGCAAATCATCCCTGAAAACGAGGGAGGATTCTGGATCCGTGAGATTGGTCTTTATGATGATGAAGGTGTACTCATTGCGGTGGCAAACTGCCCGGAAACGTACAAACCGCAGTTGCAGGAAGGCAGTGGACGCACCCAGACTATCCGCATGATTCTGGTTGTCACGAACACCGAAGCCATCACGCTGAAAATCGACCCGTCTGTGGTTCTGGCAACCCGCAAATATGTGGATGATAAAATCTCAGAGCACGAACAGTCACGACGTCACCCGGACGCCTCGCTGACCGTAAAAGGTTTTACTCAGTTAAGCAGTGCAATTAACAGTGAATCAGAAACACTGGCCGCAACACCGAAAGCGGTTAAGGCTGCATATGACCTGGCTAACGGGAAATATACCGCCCAGAACGCCACCACTACACAAAAAGGGATTGTTCAGCTCAGTAGCGCCACAAACAGCACGTCTGAAACGCTGGCAGCGACACCAAAAGCTGTTAAGGCGGTAATGGATGAAACGAACAAGAAAGCACCATTAAACAGCCCGGCACTGACCGGAACGCCAACAACACCAACAGCGCCACAGGGGACTAATAGTACCCAGATCGCAAGCACGGCTTTCGTTATGGCCGCGATTGCCGCACTTGTAGATTCGTCACCTGATGCACTGAACACGCTGAACGAACTGGCTGCGGCGCTGGGCAATGACCCGAATTTTGCGACCACCATGACTAACGCGCTTGCGGGTAAGCAACCGAAGGATGCCACCCTGACGGCGCTGGCAGAGCTTGCTACATCAGCAGATAAACTCCCATATTTTACAGGGGCAGATCGTGCCGCGTTAACCGCGTTGACAAGTGTTGGACGTGCCATTCTTGGTAAAACCAGCACTCAGGGAGTTCTTGATTACCTTGGTTTGGGAGAAGCGGCTAAAAGGAATGTAGGGACAGGGGCGAATCAGATACCTGATATGGGTAGCTTCACGCTTTCTGTTTCAGGTACTGGATATCAAAAATTACCATCTGGTTTTATTCTTCAGTGGGGCTCAATCGGCGCTCCAGGCATTGCACAGGATGTAGTAACCCATTTCCCGATTGCATTTCCAAACAGATGTCTGCGTGTTTTGGTCTCACAAGACTACACACCAGATAGCGGGGCTGTTGGTTATATTGCCTGTGCAGGTTTTAGTCCCGACCCGGTTAAATTTATATCTAGAGCCAGTAATCCAGGTCTCGGCGCTTCATTTTTAGCGTTAGGCTGTTAATTTAGCTATATGGAATGAGAAATGAATTATATATATTCCGCGACTACAAACTCTTTCTATTCGCTGGAGATGAAAGAGGATTACACTCAAGCTGACTCATGGCCAGATGATGCTGTTGAAGTTGATGAGCAAGTGTATATTGAGTTTTCCGGATTACCGCCGAAAGGAAAAATCCGTATCGCTGGAGAAAATGGTTTTCCTGCATGGTCTGAAATTCCACCACCAACACATGAGGAACAGATTGCTGCAGCCGAACTGGAAAAGCAGCAACTGATTAATCAGGCCAACGATTATATGAACGGTAAGCAATGGCCTGGTAAAGCAGCTATTGGTCGTCTGAAAGGTGAGGAACTGGCACAATATAATTTGTGGCTGGATTATCTGGACGCACTGGAGCTGGTCGATACCGCCAGTGCGCCAGATATTGAATGGCCTACGCCTCCGGCAGTTCAGGCCAGATGACATCCGGCGCGGTGCTGGTATCTGTTGCCGTCACCGCGTCAATGTAATCCAGCACAGCGTTAAGGCTGGTTGTTTCTGCCTGCGTCAGTTTACGTCCGGCCTGCAATTTCAGCTGAATCAGACTGATTGAAGCCATTGCAGTATCAATCAGTGACTGGCGCTGTGCTTCTGCTGCATCTACTGCGGCGCTATGCTGTGCTTCGGTATCCGTCACCCATTTCTCACCATCCCATTTATCGTATGGCGTTAACGGGGCGATAGTGGTTGTATTATCAGGGTAATCACCCGGAGCTGTGATTTCTTTTGATTCTCCTGTTTCGGTGCTAAAGACGATTTCACCGCGATGGTCTGGCACATATTCCCATGAGTTAAAATCTACAGATCGGCAGATTGCATAACCAGCTTTGTATGTGCCAGGGGCATCTAAACAGGAATATGCAGGGATACCGACACCAACGGCAAGATATTCAGTTGATGTGGAAATATATTCCCGTGTTTCGCCATCATAGTTATAGACGGTAATATTCCCCGCCTTTGTAGCAATAAACTCGCTATTTAATACAGCGTTATCCAT